AAGAGTCGCTCGAAGACGGGCAAGCGCACGGCGGGTGGCGGGGCGACGCTGGTGAGCTGGAGCTCGTAGATGGTGGTGAACCCGATCTCGCGCCAGGGGCGTGCCACAAGCCACTCGGTCGCCGAAACGGGGTGACCGGCGCCGGAGTAAATCCAGTCGGGGATGGCGTGCTTGTAGTTGGTGCCGCCAGCGACGGTCATCTCGAGTTGGTTGCGTGAGGCGCGATACGAGGCTTCGCCATGGTAGTACTGGCTCGACTCGTTGCCGTCGTAGGTGTGAAGGGCGAGGAGTGCATAGCCGCTTGGCACTTTGCGCAGGGCTGTGGCCCAGTCGTCGGGGCTGATCGTGTAGACGTGAACAGCCATGAGGGCCTCGGCCTTGTCGACGAACGCGCTCGAGGCGAGAGGGACGCGCTCGACGGGGATGTCAACCTTCTTGCCGCGGTAGCGCATGACATCGAACGCGTCCATGTACGGTGAGCAGGCGCGCACGTAACGACGACGGCGTAGGGAGTGCCGGACAGCGTTGCCGCCAACGTCGAGGATGTACTGGTACGTCGCCTCGCAGAAGGTGCGGCGAAGGTGGTTGTACATGATGTCCTCGGCGAGAGCGCGCTCGGTGGCGAGGCACCCGTGCTTGTGCGCCGACGCGCCGGGGCGCGCGGCATGGAGGAACCCGGGGATGGTGGTGGTGAGCATCTTGAGCTGCGCGGAGGTGAGGTTGTAGTGCGGCGTGTAAAAGTCAAGACCCTTGTCCTTCGCTTCAATCTTGAGCGTCATGATCCACTCAGGACAACCGAGGTCGCGCCCAAGGGGCGTGGTGTCGTCGTCCGGGAAACCAGAGTCGTCGAGTAAGGTGGGAACGGTGGCAGTGGCCGCTGGGGGGTTGCCAGGGGTGGGGATGCTGGTGCTCGGGGCACCAGTACTCACGACTCCGGGAGTGGGTTGGGTAGGAGTGGGTCGGGTGGCTTGGATGGTGGCCTTCGTCTCACGGTTGTGGCCTTCGTCGCGCGCAGGCACGGGTGGGTCGTCGTCGGTGGCGTCTTCGGTCTCGTCGGAACCGTCGTCTTCGGGAAGCTCGTCGAAGGTGACCCGGCGGCTCGCGGTCGAACGGCGCCCACGAGATCGGGCGTCGGTCGCAGGATGCGGCCACCGGCAGGTGCCGAGGATGAACTTGCGGCACAGGGGTTGTCCGTCAGCGTCAACGCCATCATTCCAGCATGGCGTGGTCCCGCGTGCGCGGGGCGGAGCTGACGCGTGTCGTGGCAGTGGGCCACGGCGTGATCGATTTGAATTTCGTGACAT